ATGACGATGTGATCGCCTCGCGCTTTGTGCGCGACATTGCCGCGCTGGACGCCGACAGCATCACCCTGCGCATCAACAGCTTCGGCGGTTCGGTGGTGGACGGCCTGGCCATCTATAACGCGCTCAAGCGCCACCCGGCGCCCATCGCCGTGCACGTGGACGGCGTGGCGATCAGCTGTGCTTCGTACATCGCCATGGCCGGCGACACCATCACCATGGCCGCCAACGCGCAGATGATGATCCACGCGCCTTGGGGTTACGCCGTGGGCAACGCCGCCAACATGCGCGAGCAGGCCGACGTGCTTGACCGCTACGCCGCCGCGCTGGCCAGCGGTTATTCCGCCAAGTCCGGCCTCAGCACCGCCGCTGTGCTGTCCACCCTGCTCGAAGGCGCCGACCACTGGTACAGCGCCGAAGAGGCCGTCGCCGCCGGCTTTGCCGACACCGTTGGCGCTGAAGTCGCCGTGGCCGCCTCGCTGGCGCGCAGCTTCGACCTCAGCCGCTTCCCCACCGCTGCAGCGCATGGCGCCGGCGCCACCCCATCCGCAACCCACCGCGCCCCGGCGCCGCAAGCCATGCCACAAGCAACCCCCGCACAACCAGCCACGCCGGCCACCCCTGTTTCGCAACCCGCAGCAAACGCCGCTGCACCCACCCTGGAGGCACCCATGCCCGCACTCGCTCCCGCAGCGGCCCAACCCGCTACCCCCTTCGCTCGCACCAAGGCCGACAACGACCAGGTGCTCGCCATGTTCAAACCCTTCGCTGATCGCCCCGGCGTCGCCGCGCTGCAGACCAGCGTGCTGACCGACCCGAGCCTGACCATCGAGACCATCCAGGCCAGCCTGCTGGCCGAAATGGGCAAGGGCGCCGCGCCGGCCAACCCCGCCGGCAGCTTCCCCGCCGTGCAGACCGTCGAAGACGAATCCGACAAGGTCAAGGCCGCCGCCACCAACGCCCTGATGGTGCGCGCCGGCGTCACCAAAGACGCCGCCGTGCTGGCCAGCATGTCCGCCAATCCGTTCCGGGGCCACACCCTGCTCGACATGGCCCGCGCCTCGCTGGCCCGCGCCGGCATCAAGACCGACGGCATGGACAAGATGCAGATCGTGGCCGCCAGCTTCACGCAGGGCACCAGCGACTTCCCCGTGCTGCTGGAAAACACCATGCACAAGACGCTGCAGGCCGCCTACGCCCGCGCCGCCCTGACGTGGAGCCGCTTCTGCGCCACCGGCAGCGTGAGCGACTTCCGCGCCCACAACCGTTACCGCACCGGCAGCTTCGGAGCCTTGGACGCCGTCAACGAGCTGGGTGAATACGTCAACAAGTCCATCCCCGACGGCGAGAAGGGCACGATCACCGCCGCCACCAAGGGCAACATCATCAACATCAGCCGCACGGCGATCGTGAACGATGACCTGGGCGCCTTCGTCGGCCTGTCCGGCATGCTGGGCCGCGCCGCCGCCCGCACGGTCGAGGCCGATGTGTACGCGCTGCTGGCGCTCAACAGCGGCCTGGGCCCGACCATGGGCGACAGCAAAACGCTGTTCCACGCCGACCACGGCAACATCACGACCAGCGCGGCGCTCAGCATGGCCGCGATTGACCTGGACCGCGTGGCCATGGCCAGCCAGCTCGACGTCAGCGGCAACGACTATCTCGACCTGCGCCCCAGCGTGCTGGTGCTGCCGATCGGCCTGGGAGGCTCGGCACGCTCGATCAACGAGGCGCTGTACGACCCCGACACCGCCAGCAAGCTGCAAAAGCCCAACGTGGTCAACGGCCTGTTCAGCGACATCGTGGACACGCCGCGCATCACCGGCAACCGCCGCTACCTGTTCGCCGACGCCATGGAGGCCCCGGTGCTCGAAGTCGCATTCCTCGACGGCGCGCAGACCCCGTACCTCGAAGTGCAAAACGGCTTCGACGTGGACGGCGCGCGTTACAAAGTGCGCCTGGACTACGGCGTTGCCGCCGTGGACTATCGCGGCGCCGTCACCAACGCAGGCGGCTAAACGCCAACAGGGCCGGCCTCACCCGCCGGCCCACAAAGCACCAAGCAACCCAACCCACTCTCGAAACCCCCGAGGAACCCGAAATGAAAAAATCTCTCCTGGCCTTTATCGTCGCCGCCCTGGTGGCTGCCGTCTCGTTTTCCGCGCAAGCCTTCGGCATCGACGTTGCCGCGCTGATCACGCCTGACGTCGCCATGGGCCTCACCCTGGCCGGCGCCGCGATGAGCACCAACTACATCCAAGACGGCGACGTCATCCAGTACACCGCCGGCGCCACGCACGCAGCGGGCGACGTCATCAAGATGGGCGGCACGCTGGGCGTGGCGCTGGTTGACCTGACCAGCGGCGTCACCGGCAGCGTCGCCATTCAGGGCGTGTTCGAACTGCCCAAGGTCACCGGCGCCGTCATCGCGCAGGGCGAATCCCTGGTGTGGGACGTGTCCGCCGGCAAGTTCGACGACAACCTGGCCACCCCCGCCAGCGGCGACGTCAGCGGCGCCTCGGCCATCGCCTGGGAGTCGGCCGGCAACGGCGTCACCACCCTGGCCGTGCGCCTGACCGGCGTGGCCGGCACCGTCACCGCCTAAGCCACCCACCAGACCGACGCCCGCCCGCCGCCATGAACTTCGCCGCCGCCCTCAGCAACGCCACCGACCGGGTCTACGCCTCGGCCGGGGTTGCCGCGCGGCATGAAGACTCGGGTAGTGTGCAGACGTCTGTAACGGTGCTGGTCGAGCGCGACCTCTCCCGCTACGGCGAGGCCGCGCAGGTCAGTGTGCGCACCGCCATGGTCGGCGTGCGCCGAAGCGAGCTGGCCGACTGTCCGCGCCGGGGCGACACCTTCACTTTGCTGAATGCTGACGGCAGCGACGGCGAAGTGCTCACGGTGGACAGCCTGCAGCGCGCCGACGAGCTGGAACATCGGGTGTACGCGGCATGATCTCGCACAACGTCACCGTTGACGAAGTTGCGGTCAAGGATGCCGCCTCGCTGTTTGAATTTGTCGGCGGCAACAGCGAAGACGCGCTTCGCATCGCCATCAACAAGACCGCGCCCAAGATCCGCACGCTGGCTAGCAAGGCGATCCGCACCCAGGTGCGCCTGCAGGCCTCCTACGTGGGCGACCGCCTGACCGTCACCAAGGCCACGCGCAAGAAGTTGAGCGGAGCCATCGCCACCCCATCGCGCGGACTGCTGCTGAGCCGCTTCAGCACAGACCCCCTGATCGCCGGTGAAAAAGTCGGCTGGATCAAGCCGCCCCTGGTGCCGCCGGGCGGCATCCGCGTCAAGATCAAGCCCAGCGGCTCGCCCAAGGGCGCGCCCGGTGAGGGCGCCAACAAGCCGTTCTACATGGTGCTCAACAAGGGCGCCAACGTCGGCATCATGGTGCGCACCGGCACCGGCCGCAAAGACATCAAGGCGCTGTACGGCCCCAGCCTCAGCCAGGTGTTCAACACCGTGCGCGGCGACGTGCTGCCCGAGGCCGGCGCAGAGCTGCAGGCGCAGCTGCTCGACGCCATGCGTTACCTGCTGGTCAAAGCCTTCCCCCCGGAGGCCGTGTTATGACCGCCTCCGTGCGCGAGCGCCTGCTGGCCGCCATCACCACCGCCACCGGCGGCGTGTACCGCGTGCCCACGCCAGATGACGAGCGCGACCTGCCGCTGACGTTTGTGCAAGACAGCACCGACGACTGCGAGACCGACTACGACTTCACCAAGCTGGCGATGCCGGTGGCCGTGGCCCGCGCCGAAGCAGCCACCAGCACCGACCGCGCCGCGCAGCGCACCCAGGCCAACGCCGCGCTGGCCGCGCTAATCACCGCCATGTACACCGACGAGACCTTCGGCGGCCTGGCGCAGGGCATCACGCTGACCGGCCAGGGCATCCAGACCGAGCTGGGCAAATACGTGTTTGCCGAGGCCACCTTCCAGGTCAAGTACCAGCATGTGCGCGGCGATCCGGCCGCGCTTGAGTTCGTTTAACCCGCCACACCACCACCCCTTCACCAACCACCCGAGGAAGACCATCATGGGCGCACCCATCATCCGTTACGAGGCCGGCCAGACCGCCTACCCCTTCGAAGCCATGACCGACGGCGGCGACGCCACCACCTTCGGCGCATCCTTTGCCCCGTTGTCCGACGTGGCCGGCGCGGAGGCCACCATTGCCCCCTATGGCCTGCTGACTGGCGGCGCCATCACCACGCACGCCACCAACAACACCATCAACGTGGCCGCGCTGACCGCCAGCATGGCCGCCGCCACCGGCGCCAGTGCGGCCGGGGTGGTGTCTGTGGCAGCGGCCACGCCCACCGTCACGCGCCCGGCCACCAACGTGGCCAAGATTTGCAGCGTTACGGTGTCTGCCAGCGCGGCCATCGCCGTGGTCGCCGGCACGGATGGCGCCGACACCACCTTCGTGGAGACCCGTGGCGCCGCCGGCGGCCCGCCCTTCATCCCGGTGGGCAGCATCGAAATCGGCCAGGTCCGCCTGACCACCAGCGCCGCCGCCGCCGTGGCCGCTGCCGAGATTTACCAGGTCGTCGGCACGCATGTGGAATCCAGCGGTTACCCGGTGTATTCGGTGGACTACGGCCTGGGCGAGATCACCTTTGCCGACGCGCTCCCGTTGATCCACACCGGCAGCGTGGCCAAGAAGGTCTACATCAAGGGCAGCACGCCGCTGTTCGCGCCCATCCCGCAGACGGCCGACTGGGTGCCCGCCGAGTCCACCTACAGCATCAACTCCACCGACACCTACGACGGCCCGGTCGGCTCGGCCAGCAGCTCGCTCGGCCAGGCCAGCTTCACCGCGCAGCTGCGCGACGGCATCACC